TTAGACTTCCGACGAGAGTCGGGAAACGGTTCCAGGAACGGTTTCGCTGACCTCCGCAAGATCCTCGACGGATTCTGGCCGCTTGGTTTGCGCCAGAATAAGCTGCGTCTGCACACGATCGGATTCGATGGCCGCAATCTGCCGTGAAAAGATGATGAACCAGCCCAGAAACATCATGCCGGCAAGAGCCTCGACGTTCGTCAACGTGTTACGCCCCGCCAACCACTGGAACCCGGCAAGAGCCCCGATCACGATAGCTAGGTCTGAAATCACATATACTACTTTTGAAAGCTGCGGGGCCAGCCAAGGCAGCGCGATCATCAGCGCGCTCATCAGGCAGGGAAGACCGCGGGCGAATACGTTGTGCAGAATCGGATGCGGCGTGTAACGGAACATGCCGATGCCGATGAAGGCGATGCCTGCGAGCGTCAGCATGGTCGATAGCAGAAGAATCCGCGCCTTGAAGTGTTTGGGAGCTTCTTTTTCATCGCTTGCAGACAGATACTGCATCTGCAGACGGTGCGTGGTGATGAGCTCCGAAATCGCGAAATAGCTGATGATGACGATGCAGACGCCGGCCAACATCAATGTCGAATTGAACATACGAGCAGCAAAAGTGGTTCGATCGCCCAATTGGGAGAAATTGTTGTTGTACCAGTATGGATCATCGGACGTCAATCCTGCGATGCTGACACCGGAAACCACGAAGAACGGCAACAAGGATGCGATGGTCTTGGCATTCATGAGTTCCGCCTGTACGAACGTGACATAGCCTACGACCCCCGAGATCGCGGCGCAGAGCGCAGTCAGATAGCCTTTTAACGTGCGCAACCCCATCATGTTGCTGGCAATGGAAAGCAGCATGAACGCCGTGACGAAAATGGTCGACGCGTAGACCACGGACAAAGCGAGTATCTCGAAGATACGGCGAATAGGAATGGTCCAGCCATGTTTCAACGTCATCGACCTGGAGTTGCGCGCATACCCCAAGGTGAACGAGATGACTCCACATCCCGCGGTGATTCCGGCACACACGGTGAACAGGCGTTGGGTGACACGCCAGATGGCGGGAGCGAATTGCAGATATAGGTCCATGGCGATCCATGCAAGAGTGGCGCATGCCATGAAGGAAATGATGCCTGAAGCCTCGGCTTGCTGATGACGTCCCATGCGCGTTCCCTCCAGTATTTGCCATTCTAGCCTGTCGTTGTCCTACCATACGCTACAATGGAAACTCGTGTTCACCTGCCACGTGCGGGAGTGCATGAACGGGCTGTAGCGCAGTTTGGTAGCGCGTCTGCTTTGGGAGCAGAATGTCGCAGGTTCAAATCCTGTCAGCCCGACCGGAAGCCTTGGAAACATTACGTTTCCAAGGCTTTATTTTTTCTTGGCCGTAGGCTATCGACACGATTCGACACGATGACCGCGCAACCTCCGCGTCTAGACGGTCTTCAACTGTTCAGCGCGCAGCTCGCCAATCGCGTCCGCCACATCGTCCAATCGTTCCGGCCAGAGAGCCGTGTATGTGTTCAGCGTGATGCTGGGTGAGGAGTGGCCGAGCTGCATCTGTAGGGTCTTCACATCTGCGCCTTGAGCAATCGCAAAGCTCGCATAGCTATGCCTCAAACTATGGATGGTCACGCCCTCGTCCTCCATGCCGGCCAGTCGGACGGCCTTTCGCCAGACACGCGTCCGCCACGTGTTCGTCCACAGGTTCCCGCCTCTTGCCGCGCGGAACAGCCAGTCGTCGTCGCCCATGCCCTCCATCTGCCGTTCGATGGACGGTATAAGGAATCTGGGTATGGCGATGCTGCGCGGTTTGCCGTTCTTCGGCGTGCCCAGCACAAGCCTGCCTTTGCCGTCGTCGGTCCAAGTGCGGCGGATGCGCGCCCTGCGTGATTCCACATCCACGTCGCCGCATTTGAGTGCCAGCGTCTCGCCAATGCGGGCACCGGTGTATGCCTGCCAGCGGACGATCAGCCCGTCTACCGGCCGTCCTGCCCGTTCGGCCATGCCGGCCAGCAACTCCACCTCCTCGACGGTAAGGAACACCATGTCGTCATCGGATTGCGTGATGCGCGGCACGGTGACCTTTTCAATGGGGTTCTCTCCGATCCAGCCGTGCTCCAAAGCGAATTCCATGACACCGCCCATGACGACCTTGACGATGTTGCGGATGCTGCGTGGACTCAATGGCTTCGATTCGCGATCGTCCTGCAGTTCGGCGGGATACCCGCCTTCGGTGAGCTGCGTGACCCACTGTTGCAGTTCGTCGCGTTGGATTTCCCTCAGTGTGCGATCGCCCCACTTGGGGTTGATATAAACGCGCAATTCGCGGCGGTATCTGCCCAAAGTGCCCTGTTTGATATCCATCTTGCCGTCTGTCCATTCAGAGGCAACGTCCCGGAAGATGCGTAGTTCCTGCTGCGGGTCGCGGTATTTGCCGCGTCTGATGTCGTCCTCGATGGCCGCTGCGTATTCCTCAGCGTCACGGAGCTTGGCGAAGTTCCGTGATTTCTGGACGCGTTTGCCGTCTCGAAGCGTGTACCAGCGGCATCTCCACCGTGAGCCTTGGCCGTACAGCGCGGACCGCCATTTGTCGGGCACATTGGCTTTCATCGGATCCTTCGCATTGGCCAGCGACTGTTTCGCGGCCCTGCTGGGCGGGTTGCCGTCCTCGTCGTTTTTGAGCCATCTGTCGTCTACGAACGCTCTGGCCATGGTTGTCTCTTTCCGAGGATCCGCGCTACACTGTGCGTGGAACCTCATTTTGGTGAAAACGGAAATGCTGATTGTTGGTTCCTTGGGTTCCGTCCGACTGTGTTCGGGCGGAACCCTTTTTGTTTCCCGTCGCGGTATGTGGACGCTGAGCTTCTTTTATTGCACGCACACGCCGGAATCGTAGAGCAGCTGCCGGTAGTCGGACAATACCTGTACGGTCACGCCCAATTCCACGGCCATCATCCACGTGTTACCTTCGTACACTTCCTCGGCCATGCCGTAATCCACCGGTGAGATCAACGCCAGCGCGGTCTCCCTGCGGCAACGGCGCTCGCATTTTATTCCGTATCGTGTACCGCATCCTGGGTCATGGTGTCTGGCGTGTATGAGCTCGTGGCACAACGTGCAGCGGCGTTGGCGTTGGTTGAGCCAGTCGGCCAGCAGGATGAGCCTGTGCCGGTCGTCGTACAGGCCGCATATGTCGCGTGGGAGGTCGCGCGATACGATTGACAGTCCCATGGATTCCGCGCTCCGATGAAGGTCCGCAACGGTCTTGTTATCCACATTCCTCTCTTCCGAAAGTATTGTTTTTCGAGAAGTACTTTTTTGCTGTTTGTCAAGTTCTGTTTGACAGTTGGAGTGTCGTATGTGATATTTGAATCAGCTCATCTACCAAGTTGTAGAAGGAGTCTCCGGGGTCGCTGCGGCGGCCCTTGCTTTTTATTGAATGCAATTCCCGTCCAGGCTTGACTGATCGTATTCTTTCAGCAGTTTGTTGAAGCTGTGGTCATGATCGACGTAGTAGGCGGTGACCAGCATGCAGTAGCCTTTTTCCTTATGCGGTTCCAATACGACTAGATACCGTTCTGGTTCAATGAGGATATACAGCCTATCGCGGCCATGCTTATGCTTCCTCCAGATTAATGGCGCATCGCATGTTTCATAATGGCATTGCGGGCAATCCTTTGCGTCGTCAATCGTCTTTCGTGGAAACCTGATTCGTTCGCATCTACGCAGATCAACGTTCCTGTCACCGGTCGCGTGGTCTTCGACGCTTGTGATGTGGAAGAACCCGGCCCATTTTCCGTCGGTCTCCTCTCTCTGGCGGCGCACGGAGACCCTCAGACCGTCGAATGATGGGTGTGAATCTATGAAGTCCTGCCTGAAGATTGCGTAAATCCTATCCTCGTATACGGCGAAGTCTTCTATCGGGGATTTGGGCACGAGCTCCGGTATCCAATGCGGTGTCATGCGTTCCGTCCTTCCCAGACGAAGATGTTGAACTTTCGCGTGCCCAGGGTTGTTGACTGGGTGAGACGGAGCTTTGATTTCATGCGTATGTAGTCGATGATTTCAGCTTTCGCGCCCGATGGTTGGGGGATGGTCGTCCGGTTCGCCCTGCAGACGGCCCCGTTGATCACATCGGTGATCTGCATCATCTGCACTTCGTCCGAACGGATCGGCTGCACTTTCTTGATGCACTCGTGGTTGAAGTCGTAATGGCTGTTCGCCAGCACTTCCTCAAGTTTCTCGGTACGTTGCGCGGAATGCGTGTCCTTGATGTCCACGTACACGTTGTAGGTGTTCGTGGAGTCGAACAGCCTGTTCAACATGGTGAAATACATCTTGTAATACCAGTCGTTGTGCGACTGTGACCATGCCTCATGGTTCAGGCGCGTCTTCTTGGCCACCAGAACGCGGAACCTCATGTCGTCATCCAGGAAGAAGCAGTTCAGTAGGTCCTTGTAAAGGTCGATTTTCGGCATGCTGGCCTTCGTCCACTTCACTTCCGTACGTGCCTTGACGCCGTAACGTGCCTTGATCTGGAGGATGTTTTCCGTGATCTCCTGCTTTTTATCCTTGGGGATGATGAGGGCTCCAAGGACCATGACATCGCTGTCGTCATGTTCCAGATGACAGCTCTCGTCACAATACAGGTTGTATTCGGTCATTCGTGTTCCTTTCAATCCATCAATCGTCAGGCGTCTCGGCTTCGAGGCGTGCGTTCGGATCCCTGTTTGCGGCCATGTCATAGTCTTCGGGGTGCGCGGCGATACGGTCGATGAGATCATCGGTGATCTGAGACTCGCGCTCGCGGGCTTCGTAGGCGCGGGCGGCTTCGCTGGAGATTGATCCACAGGCTGCCGCAACCAGTGAAAGAGCGTCCGGAAGCCCAAAGAGTGGAGCGAGTCTGTCTAACTCGCTGATTGCCCAACTTCTTTTACCGAGTACTCGGTCGCTGATATAGCCTTTTGATCGTCCTTCAAGGGCCTTGGAGAGGTCGGCCTGGGTAATGCCATTGGCTTCCATTGCTTGGCTGATATATTTGCAAATCACCAGATCGGTGCGTGTTGTACTGCTGTCCATAGCGATGACTGTATTCGAATTTTCGGGAAGTTACATCTTTACGCCGTTCGGCGTGTCGAATTTGCCATACCGAATACTCGGGAGTATATTGAAAGCATGTTCACCGAATATCCGGTAAACGTCGAATAAAGTCCCGAATATTCGGGGAATGGAGGTGATGTGACAAGCAATGAATACGTGACACAGGCAATAAAAGTCAGGATGGCTCGACTTGGAATCACTCAATCCGGCGTCGCCGACGCAGTTGGAATCAATCGGGTCGTCATGAATCGATATATGCGCAATCAACGGGAATGGCCGATTCGCGTTCTCGACAAGATTGCTCCGGCATTGAAATGGCAAGACGGTCTTGACATCTTCATTGCAGCAAATTCAGAAGAAAAAGAACCGCAATCGACGACATCAACCAAATCAAACCATAAGCAACCGGCGCTCGCCGACGCATGAATCGAAAGGAGAATCCGAGATGAGCATCAATATTCCGGCCGAGACACCGGACGAATCCACGAACCCGATCTCCGTTGAGGAGTTCGAACGCCTGCACCCGGCGATGCTGGGCGCGATAAGAAAAGCCGTCCGCGAGGAACCAGCTCGAACGGTTATCGGAACAGTGGGCGACGACAGGAGGAGCCACCTGTCCAGCCTTGACCTGCGAGGAATCGGCATCGAGGTCGGACGGCAGTTGTCGGCCCGCGACATGACGACTGAAGTCATGGGCTCGATTCTCGAGCACATCAATCAGGCCGCGGACCGACTAAGCACGGAGATACAGGAACTCCGTTCAGAACTTATCCGAGAGCACGTCGAGACAGTAGGCGGCGGATGCCATGGAAGCATCCATCGAATCGAATCCCTTGGCGAGGAGGGAAAGCCCTTGGCACAGGGCTCTCATCCTCTCGTCGGGATCGGACGTTTCAGCGGCCTTCCCGAACACGGCGCTCGCCTTCGCGAAATCGGATCCATTGCTCATATTCTCACCTCCCTTCTTTGCGTGGGTCTGCTCATTCTCCCACTCGGCAGGAAGGGCCTCAAATGAGAGTGCTTCGAAAAAGCAAGCGGCGCTCGCCGAAGAGTGAATCGAAAGGAGAATCCGAAATGAGGAAGATGAAGAGATCCGATGTCCGCGAGTGGATTCCAGGTGAACCGCTTGAACGGGTCGACTTCGGCAATGGTTGCACGGGGATGAACAAGAGCCTTCCGAAAGAGCCGGGGAACGCTGGCGATTTCAAGCGTCTCATCTGGAAATGCCGCGCCATCGAAGCGGACGGAGGGCCATGCCTTGATGTGCTTCCATCCGAATACTGGATTGACGACGTGAAGCAGGGCGACTATTTCGATGTGGTCACCGACGAATCAAGTTACGGCCCATGCAGCTTCGGTGATGCGTGGTTTTATCTCGCTGGCGTTGATGCGGGATGGCATCTCGCCCGCAGGAAGCGTCATTCCGGTTTGTGTGCGACCTTGCGTGGCATATTCGATTCGTTGACTCATCGCCACGAGAACGCGACTGATGCAGAACCGTTGGTTACGGCCTCGAAGCCCTCTCGCGAATCTGCCGAACACTCTTCGATCTGCGGTTCCACGCCTCCTTCTTTATCTCGGTCAGAGATACACGAATCTTATGACTGCGCGACATGTGGGACGACCGCCACTCAATCTCGAAATCATCGGGAAGTAGCAGCACCGCATTCTCGCCGGTGAAGCCGGTATGGCAGATCTGATTCGGTCTCAACCGCTTGGCCAACAGCGGCGTATAGGGGCTTGTTCCGAACGTTGCCTGAGGTGGGATTCGGACGTCATACATCGTCAGAGGTCCAACAAGCCGGAAATACACGATGCTGTTCGACGTGGAATCAAGAAAAGGCTCCAAATCGGTTTGGGACAAATCGTCCCTACGGCGAATGGAGTGGATTTGAAACTGCTGCAGAACGTTCCACGCCAAAGACGCCCCGGCGATGATGGTCGAAGCCCAGCCTGCCGGATCCTCAAGAAAACTATTCACAAACTCGATTCTATGGAGAATCCAATGAACAATGAAATCCAGAAGTTCGATTTCAAGGGCGCCCCATTGCGTACCCTGACCGATAAGGCGGGGGAGCCCTGGTTCGTCGCCAAGGACGTATGCGACATCCTCGGGACAGATACAAGGGACTTACACAAGATTCTTGAGTCTGACGAAATCACCAATGTGGATAGTATCCACATTGCTCAGAATGGCGGTAAAGCTCCGCTCATCATCTCCGAGCCTGGTCTTTACCGTCTTGTGATGAAGTCTCGGAAGCCGGAGGCCAAGGAGTTCCAGCGTTGGGTGACGCATGAGGTGCTGCCGTCCATCCGCAAGCACGGCGGCTATATGGCCGGCCAGGAACGGATGACACCGGAACAGATGGCGTTGGCCAGCATGCGATGGCTGCAATCCAAGGTCGACGAACAAGCCAAACAGCTCAAAGCCCAGGAAGGCAAGGTCCTGTTCGCCAACGCGGTCGAAACCGCGAGGACGTCCATCCTTGTGGGCGATTTCGCGAAGATCCTGAAAAGCAACGGCATCGACATCGGCCCACGGCGCCTGTTCGCCTGGCTCCGCGAGCATGGATGGCTCATCAAGGCCAAGGGCTCCAGTTGGAACATGCCCACACAGAAGGCGATGGACCTTCACCTGTTCGAGATCAAGGAGACGACCATCAGCCACTCGGACGGGCACACCACGATCAACAAGACGCCGAAGATGACCGGCAAGGGGCAGACGTATTTCGCCAAACTGTTCCTCGCGAAACCAACACAGGAAGCGGGTGCGTGATGAGTGAGACATGGCTGCCGGCATGCATATCGCTTACTGCTGGCTTGTTCAGTCTTTCCCTGGCTTTGCTTCGGATCCTCGTCGATCTTGATCCGATCGGTTGGATCCTGTCGTTGGGGGAGTGTCAAGAGTCCGGGAAAGCGGATGCAGTCGGGGATGTGCAAATAACCATAATCCCAGTCTCGAATGTTCGAACCGGTATCTCGTCAGAGTTGGCAAATGCCGTCTCGTTTCCGGTATCGGATGACGCGGCTGTTCCGGGAGCGACCCATGAATCGAATAGGAACGGAACACGCGGCGCATCAAATGCGTCGGCTGCTTCGTCCAATGGAGGCGTATCGCTATGACATCGGCTTTCTCATCGGCGTGCATGATGATATACGCGCGGTCGGCCGCTTTGAATTGCGCGATGCTGCTCGGAGTCATGAACTCGGTGTTGTCGCCGATGGGTCTCAGGAGCAGGAAATACGCCTTGCATCCAATCCCCTCGATTGAGACGTCGTACGCGTCGCCGTCACCGGAATTGTACACGGAGCAGACGGAATCCGGCTCGGCCTCGTCTCGAGACTCCAACCAGTCAGAAAATCCGGGCACCGTTGAGGAAATCGGTAATTCAGGATTCGTCGAGTGTTCCAGCAGGGTCCAGTCCGCCTGCGGCCTGTTATGCCATGGCCACCAAACGGTCAATCCGGCGCCAAACAGCGAGGCCGCGGCACCGGCCCATGCGGCCAATACGGATCCATCCATTGATTCTTCTCCTAACTGTTCGGCCCGCACGTCGGGAATGCGGGATGACACCGATTTTAGGAGGGGGCCGGGCGGTTCTCCTAACGCCGCCCGGCATTACACACGCAAAGGAGGCGCGTGATGGAAGACGATACGACGTTCGCTGCGCTCGCTGAGGTCCTGAAACCGATGAACACGACGAAGGACATCGCGGACCGTTGCGGCATCAAGGAGGGCACCTTGGCGTACTGGCGTGGTGCGGGAATCGGTCCGAAGTTCGTGAAGGTCGGACGGACCGTCATGTATCCGAAGGAGCCGATGATCGCCTACTTCAAGGAACACCTCTACCAGAGCACATGTGAATACGAGGGAAAGGAGTCGGCATGAAAACGATTCGCAAGGCCTGCGTGCAGGCAGTGTTCGACGAGTTCGAGACCCAGGGCGAAATAGTCCACCCATTCAAGGACGTGGATGCGGAGGCCATGAGGTCGCTCGGCCACATCGTCGGATACGTCGACCTCGACGTCACCGGTCTCGTGGACCTCATCGTCGACACGATCAACAAGGAGCTGTGACATATGAGCATCAGACAGGCCGTGAGGCTGAATCCGCCTGCCCCGCCGCAGTCGGGGAAGATCATCCTGGTCGGACGCACCGGCTACGCGTTCCGTCTCCTGGCGGACGGAACCGCGCAACTCATCGAACTCACCGTCAACGGGACGTTCACGCTCGCCGGCATCCAGGCGAAAGACCTCGAAACATTCGCATACCTGCTGCAAAACGAGATAGGAGGCACACGATGAGCCAGTTCGCGAATGGCGCGCTGCAGATGCGCGTCCGCAAACACCAGAACGAGACCAGTGACCACCACGCCGAAGTCGAAGTCAGCTTCTTCACTTCGGCCGGACGCGCCGATTTCACGTTCACGAAGGTTGATGTCCAATTCATGCGCCGCGAATGCAATCGCATCCTCAAGGAACTGGAGGAAAACAAATGACCGACAATGACTACCGGCTCGAAGACCAGCGGGAAAGGAAACCGAACTACATGCTGCGTCGCATCCTCTTCGCTCTCGCAAGCGTCTGTCTCATCGCCAGCCTGACCATCATGCTCACCTGGCATGGAGGCAGCATGAACACGGCGCTCATGGTCGAAGGAGTGTACATCGCCTCCGCGGCATGGCTGACCGTCAAATTTGCACCCAAATACGACGGAAAGGACGACGATCATGCCTAGCGGAGCCAACAGCCTCCAACTCCACATGAAGTACGCTCCGGTCAACCGCGGCAGCATCCGCTACGGCGCATCCCGAAGCCACGACCACCACACTTCGCCGAAGACATGGAGTCAGGAGACCGGCATCGACCTCGACCGGCTCCTCCACGACGAACGCGAGTACATCACGCGGATGAGACGCCGCACCCGGCGTGACATCGACGTGAAACCACGCATCCAACGCGTGTACGAGACGATCATCGCACTGCAGATGGAAGGAGTGACGCCCAGCAGCCACAAGGTGGCCTTACGGCTCAACATCCCCCGGAGCACCGTGATGGGCGACGTGCACAGGCTCGCCGACATGGGATTGCTCGTCAACGCGCGGACCCGACGCGGAGGCTTCCTCACCACCGGCAGAACACCCGAATGGAGTGACCTGGATTGAGTCTCGAAACATTAAGCCTGCCGGAATGGCCAATGGTGTGCGAGCTCACCGTGCCTGGCGACCCGCAGTCGAAAGGTCGTCCACGCGTCTACCAGGGACACGGCATCACCCCGACGCGGACGCGGGAAGCCGAGAACCGCGTGTACTCGGAATGGCGCAACCAGTATCCCCGCCTGCCACCCTACGAAGGGCCAGTCTGCCTGACGCTCACGTTCTGGACGGCAACACGGCGCGGACGTGACTGGGACAATCTGGCGAAACTGTTCACCGACGCGTTGAACGGCGTCGCCTACCGGGACGACCGGCAGATCATCGAAGCCAGCGTGCACGTGCACCGTCCCGACCAGTATGTGCTCGGCGCGCACGGCAGGCCACGCAAACGGAAAAGCGGCGACCCGCTCACATGGCACGGCCAGCCATACACGCCATGCACGAGGGCCAGCATCTACTTCAAACAGGAATACATACCCAGATAGGAGAAAACACCATGAAAAACACCAGTGAATACGTTGTACAGACCCTCATCGACGACGAGGACATGAGCGCCGACCTCGCGAGCCTCTACCCGGCGGCCAGCAAAATCGGCGACGCAGCCGCGGCATTCATCGACAAAGCGGACCAGACAATCGAAAAGAAGGGTCTGATGGGCACGCCTGCCGAAACTGTCGCGAAATGCATCGACATTTGCCAGAACGTCGTCAAGGAAGGCGCGGCCATCAGCCGGCTCCTACGCAATCCAAGGACCTGCGACATCGCGATCGTCAGCCGACGGTGCAAGGAAACGAATCACACCACCGAAGACGACGGCATGACGCAATCGACAGTGGAGGACGTGGAATGAGCAAGCAGAGGGGACACATGCCGTACTGCCGCACGTGCGGACCATTGGGGCCGGCCATGCGAACCACGCCCGCGTTCGACGTCGTGGAAACGCACCGACGCTCCTACCCGCACCACCAGACCAGCGTCATCCCCACCAAAACCAGCATCATCGTGAAAGGAACAAGCAAATGAGCGCGCAGAACCTCGAAACATTGGCCAAACGATACGTGGAACTGAAAAGCCGCATCGCCGACCTGCAGGAAGAAGCCGACGGATTGAAAGCCGAACTCATGGAGAACCGCGAGCCCGGCGAATACGCGGCCGGACCATTGACCGTGAAAATCAAGAAAGGCAAACGCAACCTCGACGCCAGCGCATTCGAAAAACACTTCCCCATCCAACAGTACGCGGACTGCTACCAGATCAAACCAAAAGCATTGTCCGCGATCATCAAACAGGTCGGCGAAAACGCTTTGCAGGATTGCGTGAAAGTCGGCGCGGCAAGCCTGGTGGTCGAATAATGCGCATCCCGATCAGCCAGGAAGCAGTCGACCGCGCGCTCAGCAGGACGCTCAACCATTACGACAAAGCACCAGGATTCCTCGACGACGCCTACATCATCGACGTGCAAGAGACGGGAAGCCTAGCGGCGTTCCTCCGGGCCCGCCTCGACGAAGAATACGGGGAGGACATGAAATGAGCTCACAACTCGACCTTGAAGCCGTCATGGCCGCAAACCAGACCGCACCAGGAAAGATGCCAGCGCCCACGGCGGAGTCGGAGGAGTGGACGGAAATCCGCGGCATCATCGAAGACCACATCACCAACCAGCCGAGAAGCCTGCAAAAGGAGATCGGACCATCGGAGCTCGGCACCGACTGCCTCCACTGCCTCGCCGCCCGACTCGCAGGATGGGACAAACGCCAGTCGGCCGCATGGCTGCCATTCATCGGCACATGCGTCCACGAACGATTCGAACACCTGTTCAACAACCGCAAGGACGAATTCACCGTCCCGGACGACGATGGGGTAGAACCGTGGGCCGTGAAACGCTTCGAGGCCGAAAGACAAGTCGACGTTGGCGCAATCCACGGACTGCACGGCATGAGCCGAGTCCACGGAAGCATCGACCTGTACGACGCGGAAACCGGCATGACCATCGACTGGAAAATCACCGGCACGACCACGCTACGCAACGTCAAAGCCAACGGGCCAAGCCAACAATACCGCGTCCAAGCCAGCCTATACGGCATCGGGCTGGAGAACGACGGCGAACCCTGCAAAAGGAACGCGATCTACTTCCTGCCCAGGAACAGCGTCAGCCTCAACGACGCGCTACCAATCGAAATGGACTTCGACCCCAAACCCGGCAAGTGGGCGCTCGGCCGAGCGCAACTCATGGCCAACCTCCTCGACCTCATCGAGGAATCGGACGGCACCGACATGCGCGACGCATGGATCCACGCGCTACCCACCAGCCCGACCCACTGCTTCCAATGCGGCACATGGCCGGACGACCAGCTGGGCGACCTCGCCCAACTGAACCAAGACCAATATCCGGCACTGCCGGACAAATGGCGGCAGGCCACAAGCCTGCTGGAATCCACCTACAACAACACAACAGAACAGAAAGAAGAATAAACAATGTACGGAAACAACTACGGCGGCGGATTCAGCCAACAGGGCGGCGCGGGATACCATCCGCAGCAGACGCAGCAGCAGGCCACGGAGTCGTTGAGTCTGGACGACGTGATGCAGGGAGGCGCGCCCAGCGCGTTCAGCAAGGACGATCCGATCGGCACTTCCGTCGAAGGCGAGATCGTGGAGATCCGCGCGGAGCAGCAGACCGACTTCACCACCGGCGAACCACTGTATTATCCGAACGGCAAGCCGAAACCGCAGGTCGTCATCCACCTGCAAACCACGATGACGGATCCCAACCGGATCGGCGACAGCGGCATCCGAGGCGTGTACGTGAAGGGCTACAACATCGGCCAATTGCGTCTCGCATGCCGTCAGGCCGGAGTCGGAGACCATCCGAACGTCGGCGACCGTCTGAAAGCCACGTTCGCCCGTACACAGCCCGCGAAAACCCGCGGATACAACGACGCGAAGATCTACGACTACGTCGTCACGCCGAAAAAGACCGCCGACCTCACCACCGCGATGAACGACCCGCAAGCAGGACAACAACAGTACGCGCCGCAACAGCCCCAACAGGCCTCTTATGGCCAGCCGGTCACGATCGGTCAGCCCGCAGGCTTGACCATGCAGGAAAAACAGCAGGCCGCGCAACTGCAGGCCGTAGGGAAAAACGTGCAGGAGATCGCGGGACTCCTCGGCAAGCCGGTCGACCAGGTCGTCAACGCGCTCGGCGTAGGCAGCGGACAAGAGCCTGAATTCTAAACCCGTCAAATTCGACTGGTTTAGAAGGGAACAGCGTCCACTGCAGCCACAACTGGCATGGCGGGCGCTGTTCCAAACATGATGAAACTCTTCGAGAGGAAACCTATGGGAACGGCACAGGTTGGCACGGTGGAACATGGTCCCACCATCAAAAACGGCACATGTGCCATTCTGTGCCAAAGCGTTGGCACAGCGAAAGTGCCGGAATTCCAACCATATATAAACAAACAACCAATGTTCCATTGTTTTTTATATATGTATTTATTTTTGTTGTTTTTGTGTTGTGTGTTATGGGCATGGAACGGCACAGCAAAAAAAGGAGGTGAAAAATGAGGGACTACCGCAAATACCAGCCGATACCGGTCGACACTCTGCCAGCCCAGTTCGCAGGCATCTTCCACCTGCTTGAACTGACGTTCACACCGGCAAACGACATGACCATCGTCACGACCATCACCGGACAGAACCTCCAACTCGTCTGCCAAGGCGGCACCGAAACCGACAATCGCAAAAAAGCACCGGTAGTCGCCGCAGGCTACCAGAAAGCCATCTGGGAACTCCGCGAAGGCCATTTACGCTACTGCCCGTCACAGGACAGGCTTTGGCGTCGAGACCCCGACATGGCCGACCATGAGGGCGAACGGCTCATCCTCAACTCCTGGCATCCGGTCAAGACCATCGAGGATGAATATCATATCGGCGGCAACGCTCGTAGCAGTGAACGCAACCTGCTCTACTCGTGCGCGATTATGCGCGAGGCGAAGCGGAGCCAATGGTTCGACCAGGTCGAACGCGGCGTACGCTGCGACCCCTGCGTGTGGGTGCGGCGTAATGGTAAAGTCGTCTGCCTGCAGGATGAGCCGGATATCGCGGTCACACAGACTTTCTCTCCTGCCGGTATGGGCAATCAGGCTTTGAAGGACGCGAAGCGCATTCTCGAATGGCTGACGGTGGATGAGAAGTCCTATGCGAATCTTTGTCGCATGTTTGCCACACCATGGCTCGAACCATTCAAACAATTGTCTTACATCCTGTCCGGGCATGGCGGTGACGGGAAGACGCTGATCGCCCGTCAGGCGTTGCTCGGCGTGTTGGGCGTCGGCAAGGTGTTTCCAGGTTTCAGCGTGCAATCGTACTGCAATGGTGGCGGCTACACGCTTGGCCGCGAGAGCATGAATGATGAGATGGACGGCAAGGCTTTCGCCATTGATGATGAGGCTTGCGCGGTCACTGAGGACATGCTCCCCTTGCTACGTGCCTTGTCGACCGGCTCGCAGGTGAACGCCCGTGTGACTGGTGGCCGTTATCGTGTGATGACGCCGACCGCGACGATGCTGATTCTGACGAACATGCAGTTCGCGGATTCCGCCGAGAATTCGGACGTGCGTCGTTTCATCAAGGTGGAATTCCACCAGTCGAAGGGTCGTTCGTATGACGAATATCATGCGATCGAGGGTTTCTGCCATCGGCATCCCGCAGCGTTCTTCGTGTTGTCGTGCCGGTTGTGGGAGCGGTCGGACGAGCCGGAGATTGTGAATCTGAGTCCTGCGCGCAATATCAGCGATGAGATGTATTGGCTGATCAGTGAGATTGCGTCGAATGAGGGACAGTATGGAGATCCGGTGGCCGTGAAGGGTGATTATCGTAAGGAATTCCATACGACCGTTCCGCAGTCTTTGATGGATGTGCTTGGTTTGGTGAATGCACGTTCTCGTGCATTGCCCGGCAAAGGGCAGCCGCGCGTCGTCCGCGTCGTCAACCGTGAGCGTTTCGACGTGTATCGCAAGGCCGCTCTCGGCACGGAAGCCGAGGAAACCGCCACGGACTGGCGGCAGACCGCATTGTCGAAACCGAACCGCGACAGCCTCATACCACTGGATGATGTCGGCGGCTGTCATGACATGGCCGCATTGGTCGAATCCGCGTTGGACGGACAGGCGGGCTTCGCCCCATGCGAGGGCAAGGCGCGCAGGCAGGGCGGTCCCGTCGACGGGAAGGTCTCATTGTCGTGGAAACGGTTGAACCCTTCGTCCGAAAGCCATGTGGATTCGACGATCGTGACCGAATCGATGGACAGGTATGCGGTCGTCCCGCTTGGCCAGTGCTTCGTCATCGACTGCGACAAGCCGTCCGAAGCGGACGGGCCGGACGGCTGGCAGTGCCTGCAGGCGTTGACCGGCGACTACGGTTCCACCGCACTACCGGCCACGTTGATGACGAAGACGCCGCATGGCGTGCACCTGTACTATCGCATGCCCGCCGGCATGGACGTCACCCTGCTGAAGAACGCCGTGCACGAGCAGAACCTGCCAATCGACCTGCGCGTCAGCAACAAAGGCTACGTGCTTGGTCCCGGCAGCGTCGTCAACGGCAGTCGATACGAGCTGGCTGATTTGCCGGCCGATGTCGTGCCGGAGGCGAGTGAGGCAATCATGCGCATGCTCAAGGATTTCGGATATACGAATGAGCCGAAGCCGGAGGCGCCCGCTTTGAGCTTGGATGATGTCATGGCCGACAGGCCGGCCGCGTCCAATTCGCAGGGGACGCCGGATATGACGCCGGTGCCGGAAGGCCAACGCAACAGCACATTGCACGCCTGGGCGTACGGACGGTTGAAGAACCATCCGGAGAACGAACGGCAGATTCATGATGATCTGCTGCAGCGTGGTCGGGATAGTGGTCTGCCGGATGGCGAATTGGACCAGATCTGGAAATCAATCAAAAGAAGCCTCGGATAAGGAGATGAATCATGGCTACGAACGTCACTGAGAAAGACAAGCTGAAGGAAATGCTCAACTGGCTGGAGGATTGGCTGAGGGAAGTACAGCACAAGATGCAATCAAAGAATCTCACGCATCAATGGCTGTTGGAATTGAAACTTCAGCAGTACATTCTGGTCGTTTGCATCGCTCACTGCAATCAAATGATTCAAGCGAGAGGAAGGAATTGACATGGCAACGAATGTGACCGAAAAAGACAAGACGCTGCATGAGGTCATCGACTGGTGCGAGAACCAGCGGAGGAAAATCCTTGCCGACATTGAACCAGCGCCGGGAGAGGATGTGGAAGAAACCTATGCCGATTTGGAGTCGGTCATCCGGTCTGACAATCCGATAATCAAATATTCCAACGACCTGCTTGACGGCAGTGAGGCTTTCGTGTATGGCGTCATAATGTCAGCTCGACTGCTTGACCATATCATCGACCACTGCCGGTCCATGCTTGGCTATTCCGGCACCATGCTTACGGAGGTGCCTAACCAAAGCGAGGACGCGGAATGAGAAGCCTCCGAAATTTTGCAAGTCTCCTCGTTGAGGTGTCCGGGCTCATCCTGGGATTCGTCATGCTGATGCTTTTCGAGACGGCTTGGAAGATCACCGACCTCATCGACTGGTGGCGGGATGAGCCGTAAACCACCATTGTGGATGCGCCGGCTCGCGCCGCCAGGCAATCCGGCGCACCTTGTGCCGGTCGTCTGTTCGTGTGGACGATGGGTCTTCAGCGAACGCGACGTGGTTTGGCAGACATGGGATGCCGGCATTATTACCGGCGATGACCTGACCACCGCGATTATCCTCGGCCGGCAGCTCATCCGGATCCGTCTCATCGCGCAGTCGGACACAATCCGATTGGAAACGGTCGCTGGACCGTTAGGTATCAGTCCGGACGGAATATACCTGGGCGCGCACGACTGCGCGCTCATGCCTGTCAGTATCAAACCCGCCGACATGGGCGGAAGGGAATTTCATTATTCGACCCTTGAGGGGTTCCCGACGATGCGTCCGGATCCCGATAATCCCGACCCGTGGGCGGGAATACCTGAAATGGAACTGATGTTCGATTCGGGATGGCCAAAATGATAAAATCGCAACATATGGGCAAAAAATGGGAAGCAACCACGACATGTAGAGTGTGCGGTGGGGAGTGCCGTATTCAAGCCACGATGTGCGACAAGTGCGAGACCGCTTTGAGGGGATGGCTCCGCGACTATCCGTCATGGATCCAGGTCCTGCGCGAGTTTCTGGACAGCACCGCACATTACGGTGGCCATCAGCCCGGCCGTACCAATTTGGCTTCGGCTCCGACGCCGGTTAGGTTGTCTGTGATTGACCATCTGCAGGAGATCGATGATCTGGCTGTCGCTCTTTGGCGGCGGTTGTATGCTCCGCCGGCCATGCCATGGGCCGATAGCAGGATTCATCCGTCCGTGTTGAAATGCCTGAGTATCTGCGCGGATTGCAATCGTCTTTCACGATTGCCGGACATTGGTCTGATTTGGCATGACTGGGAGCGGTTGGCGCGCAAGACGCTGGCCATCATCGACGTGCCACCATCCAAGCATGGTATCGGCAGGTGCCTGAATCCTCTGTGTGGAGTGGAGCTGAGTGCGGAGGTCGGCGCGGTGAGCGTTGATTGTCCGGTGTGCGGCAGCGCTTATCGCGTGGTCGATGTGCGATTGGGTTTCCTGCGGGAGTGCATCGAATCGGGCAGGGCGTTCACGGCGGGGGAGTGTGCTGAGCTGCTGCGCGAATGCGGGTTCCAGTGCAATGCGAATACGATTCGCTCGTGGCGTAAGCGTGGCAGGCTTCAGCCGGCCGGTGAGAACGATAAGGGACGGCCATTGTACAGGCTTTCGGACGTGCATCGGCAGGTGCTGCGCCGCGATTCGATTTGACAAAATCGAAAGTGCAACGCAGAATTGTCAGTGGATTAGAGGGTTCAAACCGAGGTGACTTGGTTTGAACCCTTTTCATATCCGCCATGGATTCTCCTAACTCCCTGGGTTGCAGTCCCGTCCTGTCCGAACGGCATATCGGACACGCTCCGCCCACTCCCGTCAGAGTGGACATACCCCAATGTGGCAGGCAAGCCAATCCCGTGCTTCCGTGATGCTCAAATCCGCCTGCCGGTATGCCTTCGTAGGAATCAGTGGTAGATCGTACCGGCCGCGAGTCTTTATTGGATTCTCTTCCTTGTGGCCGCGTGTGGACGCGGGTTCGAATCCCGCCGAAGGCACCCATGAAACAAACCCGGGGTAGGGGTATTCGCAGATGATGGGGAGCCCCTACAAGACACGGGAGTGTCCATATACGGGAGCCCCTATACCGGCATTCCAGCAAGCCAACGGCGAAGATAATCATTGATGCATCCATGACACCCCGGGGCTCATACATGTGGGGAGGCCACATGAGCAAGCGGCGTAACGAGCGTGTCAGCAACGGCTGGCGGCGCAGACAGCTCAGGGCAAGAGTGCTGGCCGCATACGACGTGTGTGCCATCTGTGGCAAGCCAGTCGACAAGACATTGAAGACACCACATCCGATGAGCGCCGAAGTCGACGAGCTCGTACCGGTCTCACGTGGCGGTGATCCATACAGCTTCACTAACTGCAGGCTCACGCACCGCAGATGCAACAGGTTCAAGAGCGACAAGACAGACGAACACGCACGAGCGCTGCTGGCTGGCAGACAGGAAGTGAAAGCAAGCTCGATGCCGTTCAAAACGTTCGGCATCTGACTCCGATACCAGGGCGGGGACCCCGGGTATGCCCCCTCCCGGTCGCCTCGGGTGCAGTGCCGATTTCTCCCCGCGGATTCAAACGTCGGAAACAGGGGAAACAACGAAAGGTCGGAAAGCGAGGATTACGCCGATGAAGTGCGAGCTCTGCGGCAAGGAATTCCAGCCTTCCGGCCATGGGCGGCCGCAGAAGTACTGTTCCAAGTCCTGCCGCCAGAAAGCCGATTATCGTCGGAAAAAGAACAGGCCCGCACGGGACCGGAACGGTAAGCCGCCCGTCAAAGCCGTGGAAACGAAACAGAAGCCGGAGCAGGATCTCGACCAGCGGAGTTTCGAGCGGATGATGGACGGCAGCATGCTGGACATGCTGCGAGACAACCGTGACCTGCTGCTCAAGGCCATGGCCGATCCCACGACGCCGGCGAACGCGCTGCCCGCGATCAGCCGCCAGCTCATCGCCGTATGCGAACGTATCGAATCGCTCCAGGTCGGTGGCCTGACCGACCTGCTGGACGATGAGGAAGACGAGGTGACGGGCGATGTCGGAGCGTCGATTGTCTGAAATCGCCAAGGTCCTCCGCCAGCCGGAAGGCATCGTCGGCAGCGAGTTCACGCGAATCAACAAAGCTGCGCGCAAGGCCGGCATCCGTTTCGACTTGTGGCAGCAGGGTTTCTTGTGGCTTCTGTTCGCCAAGAACGCGGAAGGCAAGTATGCGTGTGGCGCGGACGGCGCCGTGCTGTCCAGCTGCAGGCAGATCGGCAAGACCTTCACCGTCGGCACTGCGTTGTTCCTCAAGGCGATACTCACACCGAACCTGAAAGCCATCTGGACCGCCCACCATACGCGCACCAGCGACGAGACATTCGCGGACATGTGCGAGATGGAGCACAATCCAGTGCTCGGCCGGTACGTGGAACGCATTCGCAGAGCAAACGGCCAACAGGAGATCACGTTCACGTCCGGCAGCCGCATCATGTTCGGCGCCCGCGAGAACGGTTTCGGCCGAGGATTGCACAGCGTGGACGTGGCCGTGTTCGACGAAGCGCAGATCCTCACAGTGCGCGCGATGGACAACATGATTCCGGTTTTGAACACGAGTCCTAACCCCCTGGTCGTGTATATGGGCAATCCACCCAAGCCGGGAGACCAGTGCGAGGCGTTCACGGAGAAACGCATGCACGCGCTGAACCATGACGGAAACCTCCTCTACGTGGAGCTTGCCGCCGACAAGGACGCGGATTCGGACGACCGCGAACAGTGGGCTAAAGCGAATCCCAGCTATCCGAAACGTACAAGCGAACAGGCAATCATGCGCATGCGCAACAACCTGTCGGACGATTCATTCCGTCGTGAGGCGCTTGGCATATGGGACGAGACCGCCACCGCATACGCCATCAGTCCCGACCTGTGGCAGGCCGCGGCCGTCGACGACGTGCCCGAGGGCGGCACGGTGAGCTTCGGCATCGACATGCCTCCGGACAGGAGCGTGCTGACCATCGGAGCGGCGCTACGATACGCGGACGGTTCGGCCATCGTCCAGATGGCGAACATCAAGGACGCGCGGCAGGCGGGAACCATGTGGGCCGTGGACTGGCTCGCCGAACATTGGCCGAAGACCGCCAGCGTGGTCATCGACGCGCAGTCGCCCGCCATGAGCCTGCTGCCGGAACTGAAGAAAGCACATGTGAAGGTCACGGTCACGAACATGCAGGAGATGGGCCGAGCATGCGGCCGGTTCCTCGACATGCTCAAAGCCGGAACGCTCAAGCACCCGCGGGACGAATACCAGCCGCAGCTGGCCGCGGCCGTCAAGGGTGCGACCACGCGTCCATTGGGACAGTCCGGCGCGATCGCTTGGAACAAACTCGGCAGTGATGTCGACATCACGCCGCTCGTGTCCACCACACTCGCCCTGTACGGGGCGTTCACGACGCTCCGACATCCCGGAAGACGACAGATCATCGGAGGAATCTAAATGAGCGACATCCAGACAACGGCAGCACCGGACGGGTGGAAACCTACGGGAGGAGCCGGAACGGTGCCGAAACTCGTCGTGCCGACGCACATCGACGGACTCTCCGATGAGGAGAACACGCTGCTGCGCGAACTCGCCGAGGTATGGACGCGCCACGCGAGCCGCAACCGAACACTCACCGCCTACTACGAAGCCAAGGAGCCACTGGTCGATTTTGGACTGACTGTGCCGAAGTCCATCAAGGATCATTACACGCCGCTTGGGTGGGCACGCAAGGCTGTGGATATGCTCGCTGAGCTTTGCGTGTTCGAGGGATTCGTCTCGCCGGGCGTGGACGACCCGTTCGAACTGCAGGACTTCATGAGCCGCATCGGATTCACTAGCGTTCTGCAGCAGGCCATCCAGACTGCGCTCATTCACGGCTGTTCGTTCCTCAGCGTCGTCCAGGACTTCGAAGGAAGACCGCTCATCCGCACGCATACCGCGGAAAGCTCGGCCGCCGTCTGGGATTACCCTAACCGGCGGGTCAGGGCGTGCATGGCCATCACCGACGTTGACGACAACAACGAGGCCACCGGACTCGTGCTCTACATGCCCGACCGCAACATCAGCGTGCAGCGCCGTCTCGGCTACTGGTGGCGCGTGGACGATGAGCAACCCACCATCGACAACGAGTGCAGCGTGTTCCGCCTCGCCTACAAGGCTACCGAGGTCAAACCGTTCGGACGCTCCCGCATCAGCCGGGACGCTATGGCCATCATCGACGGCGCGAACCGCACCATCGTGCGCGCCGAAGCGAATGCCGAATTCTACGCTTTCCCAAAAATCCTGCTGACAGGCACTTCCGAAGAACTCGCCTCGTTGGGCACGGACGACGCGTTAAAGCTTTATATGGGTCGCTACAACATGATCAGCAAGGACATCGACGGGCAGTCCCCGACCGTGACGCAACTGGCCGCGTCGAGTATGGACCCGCATCTGACGATGCTGAAAAGTTGGGCGGCGATGTTCGCCAGTGCGATGAACATTCCAGCCAGCTCGCTAGGCATCGTGTCCGACGCGAACCCGACGTCCGCCGACGCGACCGAGGCACAACGTGAGGACCTGATTATCGAGGCGCGCCATTGCGACCGGGATTTCGGTGAATCGATCCTGCAGGCAGCCCGTCTTGTGGCACGGATACAGGATCCATCCGTGCCCGACGAGGAGCTGATGAAACTGCAGGTCGACTGGAAGAACCCGAACACGCCGTCGAGCTCCATGAGCGCCGACGCATTCAGCAAGCTCGCTGGAAGCATCGACTCGTTCGCCAACAGCGAGGTCGGCATGACACGCGCCGGATTGAGCCGAAGCGAGATCGTCCGGCTGAAGGCCGACCAGCGCAAGGCCCAGGCCGGTCAGGTACTCGATCAGATTCGAGGCATGCGCCAACAGACGGAGCAGCAGACCGATACGGCGGCGAGGGAAGGCGGTATGAATGAGCCCGAACAGTCTGAACCTGCCGCCGGAACGACGCAGAAGGCTTGAACTCGACCTCAATGATTTGTATGAGGATTACACGGACACCATGAGCCGCCTGCAGAAGGAGGCCGGCAACAGTGTCTCGGGCCTCGTCTGGGACGGTGAAAGCCAGGAGCTCATCAAAGCGGAGATCAACCGGTATGCCGACGCCGCCAGCAGGCTCGCATCCGACTACTACGGCCACGTACGCGACCTGTGGGCGCAGTACGGCGGAATCGATATGCCGGAATACGAGCCGCCTTCCATCACCGCCGACCGCGCGGTCTGGCAGATGGAAGGCGGTTTCAACAACACTGACTTCATGGGATTGCACTACAAGGATGTCATTCCAGATGAAAACGGAGCCGTTCACAACAACGCCGGAAGAACCATCGACGACCTGTGGCCCACGTTCGCTGACGAGGAGCAGGCGCTGGAATACGTGCAGAATCTGATTCAGACCGTCGGGCGGCTGACCATGCAGAGGGCTGTGGCCAACGATCCCACCAAGCCTCGCTGGGCGCGTGTGCCGCGAGGGGCTAAGACATGCGCGTTCTGCCTTATGCTCGCCTCGCGTGGCTTCGCCTACCTGAGCGAGGACACCGCCGGACGGCAGATGCAATACCATACGGACTGCGACTGCGACATCGTGCCAAGCTGGGGCAGCAGCAAACTCAAAGGATACGATCCGGACAAGTATCGTGAAATGTACCAGGCAGCCAAGGCTGCGGCCGGCGATGACGGCGACTGGCGTGACACGCTAGCCCAATTGAGACGCATCTATCACGATGAGGTCAATGATGGTGTGACTGCCCAACCGACGATTCGATGGAGCGGCAAATCGATTCCAATCAGCGCTTCCGAACTATCGAGATTGTCGGATTATAGCGTCAGGATGCCTGGAGATAGATTCTCCAACGACGAGAAGATCGCGGCTTTGATGGATTGGACCGGAGACAGCTACAAAAGTATCAACGGCTACCTGTTCGGCGGACGAAACCCGTCGAAAGACGTCATCCATCAGGTCGAATGCATCGACGAAGCGATATCCGACCATATCACCCGAGAACGTTTCACAGTCGACAGGCAGATGCGGTTGTCGACGTTCCACGTCAACGACATGGAGTCGCTTTTCGATTTGAATACCGGTCGCACCTTCGAACACATCGGCTACATGGCCACCAGCATCAAGGAGGGAGGCATTGACGTTGATGGGGAAGACCGCATCGCCACAAGAATCCTGGTACCGCCGGGAAGCGCCGGCGTGTATGTGGAGCCGATCACTCAGCATCCGGGAGAATACGAAATTCTTCTGCCGAGAGGAAGGGCTCTTCGTTTCGAAGGGCTTGGAGCATCCGACGGCAGACCGATCGTTTATCTGAGACTGCTATGATTGAGCCTATGGATCGTTCCGACCGTTTCACGTTTATGCCCGGTGATTTGAAGGAAGTCACCGATGAGCGCCATCTTGCGGAAATCAAACGCAAGTATGGCGATATCTCCATGCCACAGGACGAATATGAATGGGTCAGGAACGAAGGAAAGAAGCGCTGGTCCGTCGGCGACTATGTGTCGACCGACGAGCTGCGGTCCGAATACGCGCGAAGAAAAGCGCTGGGAAATCTCTGAATCCCAGAAAGCCATCACGTCGAAACGTGATGGCTTTTCTTTTACCTTTCACACCCCAGCGATGGGGCGGGGCGCAGCCATGCGCGAAACCAACAAGAATGGCCGTCAACTCGCCGGCGTCAGGCGTGGAAACCAAGAACAAGCAAAGGAGCCACCAACCATGGCAGAAGAAAACCAGACCGGCGCGGACGTCCAACAGGAGCCGGAACAGCACTCTCCGGCCCCAAAGGACGTGAACAACGCGAAGCTGAGGACCTTCACCCAGGAGGAAGTCGACCGCATAATCAACGAGCGTCTCGGCAGGGAACGCGGCAGGAAAAGCGACTACGAGGAGCTCAAGGAGAAGGCCGGACAGACTGCCGACCTCGAATCGAAACTCTCCAAGGCGCTCGAGGAGAACGAGAAGCTCAAAAGCGAAGCCAAACAGGCCGAACACGAGAAGGAGCTCTCCACGATACGCGCTAACGTCGCGGCCAAACACGGCATCACCGACCCGAGCGTCCTCGCGGGCGACGACGAGAAGCAGATTGGCGAATACGCCGAGAAACTCATGAAGGTGTTCGCCGACATGCGTTCCCGCGGCACGGTTGCGGACCAGAGCGCCCGCACCGGACAGGCCAAGGCTAAACATTCCAGCCGCGAGGACTTCGTCAACGCCATGAGCAACACGCTCCTGTGAGCCAACCAGCAAACAACATTCATTTGAAAGGACAAACCATGACAGATCCGTCCATGACCCGAAAAAGCAACGGTCTAGACCTCACCCCTGAAACCCAGGCGGAGATCTTGCAGACCGCAAAATACAAGAGCGCGTTCATGCAGCTCGTGCCGGAGATGAAACTGCCCGGCAACGGTGCTCGCGTGCCGATCATCATCGGCGACCCGGAGGCCGCATGGGTCAATGAGGGTGCGGAGAAGCCGAAGAGCGGCGTCACCTTCGGCAAGAAGGACATGCTGCCGTACACCATCGCGGTCATCATGCCGTTCTCCAACCAGTTCCGCCGAGACTTCGGCGCTCTCTACGACCAAGTGGTCGCGAAGGGTCCGGGAGCCATCGCCCGCACGTTTGACAAGACCATCATGGGTCTCGTCGACGCTCCGGGTGCGGACTTCGACACCCTGAAGAGCGCGCAGACCGTCAGCATCGGCAAGGACGTGTGGAAGAACCTGAACAAAGCCGACGACCTCGTGTCCGAAGCGGATGGAACCGTGGACGGTTGGGCGTTGAGCACCCAGGGTCGCAGTGTGCTCCGACAGGCGACCGACAACAACGGACGCCCCCTGTTCCTCAACGGCACCGCCGCCTCCGACGTGAGCACCGTGCTCGGCAACCGCACCTACATCAGCAAGGGCGTTCACGTGCCCGCCGTATCCGAGACACCGGGACCGGCCAAGGCAGAGATCCTCGGCGTGTGCGGCGAATTCTCCTCCGCCGCATGGGGTTCCGTCGAAGGAATGCAGACCAGCATCTCCGACCAGGCGTCCATCACCATCGACGGCAAGCAGGTCAACCTGTGGGAGCACAACATGTTCGCCGTGCGAATCGAAATCGAGGTCGGCTTCCGTATCCGCGACATCAACCGCTTCGTCCTGCTCACCGCCTGACGGAGTCCGACATGACTGTCGAACCAGACGTGTTCGCCACCTCCGTCGACCTCGAACAGAGGTGGCACAAACTCACCGACGAGGAACGTGAGAAGGCCGACACGCATCTCGCGGACGTGACCGACTACATCAAGGAACGATCCCCGAACTGGCAACGTCTCCAAAAAGAACGGCCACGCCTGCTGACGAAGATCACCTGCGACATCGTCCGCAGAATCATGCAGGCCGACCCGTACGACATTCCCGGCGGCATCACGCAGATGAACCAGACCACCGGCAGCTTCAGCGAACAATACAGTTTCGGAGCGCCCACCGGCGATCTCTGGCTGCGCGACGACGAGAAACGCATCCTTGGCATCAACGCTCAGCGCGCGTTCAGCGTCGACATGGCAACGGGGGAGACGTCCTAGTGGAAACCATCGAAGTGTGGCGCGGCCAGTCCACCACCGACACGGACGGCAACCCCATCCAGGGCAAACCCGTCCGCGCCGGCACGTTCCAGGCGATGGTCGCGCCAACCTCCACCACCGACCAGACCGAGGAGAACGCCAGCCCGCAGACCATCGAATACACGATCCACATCCGCGGAAACCAACCGACCGGCATCCAAGCCACCGACCTGATCAAAGTCAGAGGCATCCTCCTGCCCGTCAAAGGAAAGCCGCAAGTGTGGAACAACCTCCACGGACGCCACATCGGCGACGTCATCACCGTGGGCGAACGGGAAGGATAAGCATGGCCAAACGATGCAGATTCGTATTCAACCGCAAGGCGTTCAGCCAACAGGTCCTCAAAAACGAGACATTGCGCTCGCGCATGAGGGACGCGGCCGAGGCCGCCGTAGAGGATGACCGTTGCATGGTCCGCGACCATGACGGCAAGAACCGCAGCGGCGTGGCGATCATCTGCCCGGCACCGGTGGAGAAGGCGCACGGCACGCTAGAGGACACGCTCGGAAGGATGCGCGTATGAGCATCCCGGTCACTCCCCGGCGCACGGAACCCCTGCTCCTGCCCAAACTGAGGACACTGTTCCCGGACGTGACGTTCGACACCATCGAACGAAGCGACCTCGAACCTCCCTTCACCGAAGCCACGCTGGCCGACTCCATGCAAGGCATGAGCACCCCAATCTCGCAGTACGTGCGGCTGCGGCTGAGCGTGCGCTGCATGAGAGAGGACCATACGGGCGACTGGGACAAGGCCGCACGCCTGTGGGCCGACATCGCGAGGGAGATCATCGGGCTCGGAAACGTCGCGCCGCTCATCGACGCGTCACTCGAATCCGGGCCGGTACGCATGACTGACGAGGACAAGAGGCTGGTGTGCGCGTACGGAGTGCTCCTGCTCGAGGTCACCGTCAACTGAAACACAACCAAAGACAACGTGCCGCCACACGCGAAGAACGGAAAGGTGCAGACGAATGTCTGACAACAACGAAAAAACCACCGTCGCCGCGCAGGGCGCGACCGACTACGGGTACGTGTCCAGCGGCAACACCGCAGGCAACGTGCGCCTGATCAAGAACTACGCGCTGTTCCTGTTCCCCAAGGGCGACAGCACGTTCGTGGCTCCGACCGGAGTGGCCTGGACCCCGCCGGCAAGCAAGAAGCCGATCGGCTACTCCACGGAGGACGGCGCCGTCCTGCATCCGGAACCGGGCGACAGCACCGACTACAAGGCCCACAACGGCGACATCGTGCTGTCCGACACGGATCCGGGCTACTGGACCCTGCAGCTCGCCGCCATGGAGGGCCGCAAGGATGTGGTGTCGGCCTACTTCGACGTGGACGTCGATTCGGACGGCGGCATCAGCATCAAGGGCGCCGGATTGAAGAAGGAGTGGATCCTCGTGCTGGTCGCGCTCGACCAGCAGGACCGTCCGTTCCTCCTGTACGGCACCAACGCGAAGGTGAGCGACCGTGACGACGTGAGCCTGAAATCCAGCGAGATCATGAACTTCAGCATGACGTTCAAGATGCTCAAGGGCACCAACGGCGAACAGTTCCACGCATGGGGCCTCGTCACCGAAGACGCCAAGTGACCCATTGATTCTTCCCGTGCGGCCGATGGCGGTCGGCCGCACGGGACACCCATTCAACCGCCAACCATTAGAACGGAGCCAACATGAGCGACAAAGAATACCATGTCGTGGACGTAGACCTGACCGAAGCGGAAGAGCTCAAACCCGACGTGCACCTCGAGGTCGCCGGCGTCAAACTCGACCTGCCGAACCTCAACAACGCGGAACTGCCCATCGAACTCGTCCAGGCCATCCTCCTGATCAAAAGCAAGCCCGCATTGTCCGACGAGGAAACCACGGCCTGCGTGAGCACGTTCCTCGCATACTTCCAGACGATGCAGCCGAACTTCTGGAACGTGCTGCGCAAGACCAAACGTCCGATGGCCTACCTCACCGCGACCATCAAGGCGTGGGCCGAGGAATCCGGACTGGACCCAAAAGCGTTTACCTCGCCCACCTCTGGAACAACAATCGCGCGGCACTAGCCTACGACTGGATCCGAGCGTACGGGCAGATCTACAGGCCCGTACGCTTCCGGGAATGGGTTGAAGGCCAACGTCCACGAGTCGATTGGGGACTCGCCTGGGCGTTGACCCGCGAAATCCTCAAAGACCATACGAGCCACTCGTGGATGGCGTTGCAGAACGCCGTCTACGCGCCCGACGGAGCCGAACAGGCGGTCTGGACGCTGTCCGGACAACGCAAACGCCCATGGTTCGACCACGAGCACGACCCGCTCCGCCCGCCAACCCCGACGCACAACCTCACCCGCCGTCAACGCGAGGACAGGGAACGGCTCAAAGCCTACTTCCACATCAACGACGACCTCTGACTCCGACCGCCATCGGAATCCCAACCTACGAATAAGGAAACACGATGGCAGCACAGGACATCGGCGTCGCATACGTCCACGTCGAACCATCCGGCAAAGGATTCGGCAAAAGCATCGAAGGCGACATCGGCGACGCCGTCAACAAAGCCTCCAAGAAAAGCTCCAGCACCCTCATCTCGAAGATCGGCGGAGCATTCGGCAAAATCGGCAAGGTCGGCACAGGCGCGATCGCCACCCTCGCCGGCGGCATCACCGCATTGGCCGCCAAAGGCGGCTTCACCCGCGCCCTCAACATCGAGAACGCGCAAGCCAAACTCAAAGGCCTCGGCCACGACAGCGCGAGCGTCACCGAAATCATGAACGACGCGCTCGCATCCGTCAAGGGCACCGCGTTCGGATTGGGCGACGCCGCGACCGTCGCGGCCAGCCTGTCAGCATCCGGCATCAAGGAAGGCGACCAGCTCACCAAGGTCCTCAAGACCGTGGCCGACACCGCGCAGATCAGCGGCAGAAGCCTCACTGACATCGGCATGATCTTCGGTTCCGTCGCCGCCCGAGGCAAACTCCAGGGCGACGACATGCTCCAGCTCATGTCGAGCGGCATCCCAGTCCTCCAAATGCTCGGCAAGCATCTGAACAAGACCAGCGCCGAAGTGTCCGACATGGTCTCGGACGGCAAAATCGACTTCCAAACCTTCGCCGACGCCATGCAGGAAGGCCTAGGCGGCGCCGCACTATCCGCAGGCACCACATTCACCGGCGCCCTGGCCAACGTGAAAGCCGCGTTGAGCCGACTCGGAGAAACAGCCGCCACACCAGTCCTCGACGGCTTACGCGGCCTGTTCAACCAAGCCATCCCACTCATCGACACATTCACCGCAGCCGTCACACCAACCCTGCAAAAAGTCGGAGCGGCACTCCAACAAGGTCTCGAGAACGCGATACCCGCCACACAGGCGAAACTCAAAAACCTTGGCGACACGATCTCCAACATCCCCGGCTTCCAGATGCTCGCCTCGGCGACGGCCAGCCTCAAAAGCCAACTCACTGGCCTCTGGAACGCAATCACATCACTCATAGGCGGACTCAACAATGGCGGCGAAGCCGCCACAATGTTCTCCACAACCGCCGGCGCGCTCGCGGGAGTGGTCGCTTCGGTCGCGCAGGCGTTGTCGAACGCGGCGGGATGGGCGAAGACGTTCGTCAACACGTTCATCGAGACGGGCGCGTTGCAGCCGTTCCTTGAAAGCCTGACCGGCGTCATCTCCGGATTGGGCTCGCTGGTTTCCGTATTGGCGGCCGCGGTCTCGCAGGCCTTCGGCTTCAACGACAGCGCGCGCACCGCCAGTTCCGCGGCGCAGAGCTTCGCCGGACTGTTGAACACTTTGACCGGCGTGCTCATGACGGTGGGAGGCTGGCTGCAGTCGGTCGGACAGTGGGCGCAGCAGAACGGCGCACTGGTATCCGGCGCGTTGAAAGCCATCACCATTGCATTGCTCGCGGTCAAAGGCTGGGATATCGTCTCGGCCGGGCTGAAGACAGTTTCCGGTGGACTGAAGGCCATTTCCGCGACTGCCTCCGGTGTGGAGAAGACCGCTACGGCCACGTTCGATTTGATTGGCAAGATCTCCGACGCGGGAAGTGTGGCGGGCGGTCTGAAGCAACTCGCTGGCTCGTTCAACATCGTCAAGACCGCTCAATCGGCGTGGAGTGCGGTGACCAAGGCCGCTACCGCCGTGCAGCTGGCATTCAGCGCTGCCTTGGATGCGAATCCGATCGGCATGCTTGTCGTGGCCATCGGCGCGGTCGTCGGCGCGCTGACATGGTTCTTCACCCAAACCGAAACGGGCAAACGACTCTGGAACAGCTTCGCCACATGGTTCATGGGAATCTGGAACCAGATCAGCACCGCATGCCAGCCAATCCTGCAAGCCATCGCCATATTCATCACCCAGACCATGAGCCAAATCCAACAAATCTGGCAAACCGGATGGACACTCATCACCACCGTCCTCCAAAACGTCTGGAACACAATCGGCCCCATCATCATGACCGCGCTCACCGCGATCATCACCGGCATCCAAACATTCATCACCACCATCACACCACTCCTGCAAGCAGGAATACAGAACATCCAAACCATCTTCCAAACCGCCGTCACAATCATCAGCACGGTCTGGAACGGACTCTGGAACACCATATCCACCGTCGTACAAGGCGCATGGACCATCATCGCCACAGTCATCAGCACCGCACTCGCCGTCATCCAAGGCATCATCCAACTGGCGCTCGCGGTCGTCAACGGGAACTGGAGCGCCGCGTGGTCGGCCATCCAGGGCATCGTGTCGGCAGTGTGGGGCGGCATCCAAGGCGTCGTCTCCGCCGGCATCGGCATGGTCAGCGGAGTGGTATCCGCCGCATGCTCGACAATCCGGAGCGTGTGGGCCGCGTTGTGGAATGGCGTCGGAAGCATCGTGTCGAGCGTCTGGGGCGGCATCGTCGGCACCGTAAGCAACATGGTTGGCCGTGTCGGGAGCGTCGTGAGCGGGATCGGCGGAACCGTCCGGAGCGCGGTGTCCGGCGCGGGAAGCTGGCTCGTCAGCGCGGGACGCAACATCATCCAGGGATTGATCAACGGCATCACAGGAATGGTCGGCTCGTTGTATTCCAGCATCACCAACGCGTTGTCGGGCTTGGTGGACAAGGCCAAGAACGCTTTGGGCATCCATTCCCCGTCGCGTGTGTTCCGTGACGAGGTCGGCGTGATGGTCGGACGTGGCATGGCATTGGGCATCGGCGATTCCGCGCATGTGGTCAGCCGTTCCATGGATTCGCTCGTCTCCTCGATGAGCCTCGACGGCGCGGACTGGTCGAAGACCGGCAGGCTGAACGTCACGGCCGGCACCGGCGACAATGCCGGCGACGGCGATCTGCGGGAACTCATCGCGGCGGTCGAATCGTTGCACGACGACCTCGGATCGATCATCGCCCGATACACGCCGACGATAGGGGACCGCGACTTCGCAAGGAAGGTGAGAAGTGCAATCGCTTGAATACGTGTGCGCGGCCACAGGTGAGCGCATCGGCTTCGAGGGGCCGCTGTACGGCGAGACGCTCACGGGACTGCGAGCCCGCGTCTGGGACTACAGCCTCGCCTCACGTGGCATGACGGGCATCACCCGCAAGGCACGCGAGGCGACAGTCACCGTGAAGATCCACGATTCTCCGGCCACGCTCGACCTGCTGCGCCGCCTCGCGGACGCCGACATGGCATCCGTGAACCCGGGCACGCTCGTGGCCGACGGCGAATGGGAGACCAGGGCGTGGATCGCGAAGAGCGAACCGCAGTCCATCACGCCCACGATGGTCGAGACGCAGTTGACCATCGTGCTGGCCGATGGCGTGTGGCGCCGTCCGACCATGACGCATTTCACGCCGCGATACGATTCCGGAACCGCCGACCTTGACTATCCATATGATTATCCGCATGATTTCGCCGGCATGGCATTGGGTGCCGAGATCGTCAACGACACGTCCATCCCGCAGCCGGTCAAGCTCACGATATTCGGACCATGCGCGCAACCGTACGTCATCATCGGAAACAACCGGTACGAGGTCGACGTGACCGTGCCATCCGGCTCGCGTCTGGAAATCGACGGCACCGGCGATGTCAGGACCGTCACCATGGTCAGCGGCACAGGTCTCGTCACAAACTGCTTCGCGCAGGCCGTGCGAGGGTCGGGCAAGGATTCCGGCCGGTACGTGTTCCAACCGCTCGCGCCCGGAACACAGCCGATCAGCTGGCCGGGAGGATTCCAATTCGACTTGACGGTCTGCGAGGAAAGGAGCGAACCGCCATGGACCTGATCGTCACCGACGCCACAGGCAAACCCGTGGCGAGCCACGCCTCATACACGCTCGACCTCGCGTTCGGTAGCGGGGAGAACGACTTCGACCTGCAGGTCGAAGACGCCGCGCTCAAGGCGGGGAGCCGCATCATGATCGACGGCACCGAGTACGGCGGCATCATCGACGACACGGATGTCGACGTGGACGGAGGCCTGTCCACCGTCACATGGCATGGCCGCGACTGGCATGGAGTGCTCGCCTCGAAGATCATCGAACCGGACAGGAACAACGATTACCTCACCCTGTCCGGCACGATTCCCGTCATCATGCGCACACTCGTCAGCCGTGCGGGATTGCAAGGCCTGTTCACCGTCACCGAAGAAAGCGCCGACCACAAGACCACCTGCCAGTTCGACCGGTACGTGGACCTGTACAGCGGTCTGGTCAAGATGCTCAGGGCAAGCGGACTCAAACTCCGGTTGCGTAATGACGGCGACAAGGTATCCATGAGCGCCATGCCCGTCCGCACGATCGGCGACAGCATCGACTCGGACCTCATCGACTTCACCGCCAAACAGGCGGCGCACCCGATCAACCATCTCATCTGCCTGGGCAAGGGCGAACTCAAGGACCGTACCGTCATCCACTGGTACGCCGACGCGAACGGCACGTTCAGCCACACGCAGACCCTCAAAGGCCTTGACGAACGCACCGCCACATACGAGTTGTCCAACGCCGAAGCCGACGAGCTCGAGGACAAGGGCAGGCAGAAATTCCAGGAGCTTCGGAACACCAGCACCATCGACGTGGACATTCCCGACGGCATCGACGCGGACGTTGGCGACCTGGTCACGGGTCGTGACAACAACACGGGCCTCGTCGTCACTGCCGAGATCTCCAAGAAGATCGTCAAGGTTTCGGGAGGCGTGCTCACCGTCACCTACGAATCCGGAGGCGCCAGCGCCGGCGGCAACAGCGGAGAATCCTCCATCGGGGATGGTGGCCACGCCTACTACGCTGGAGCCGGCCTCAAACTCGACGCCTGGACGTTCAGCGCCGACGTGACCAGAAACGACATCGACTCGCTCAACAACGCATTGTCGGGTAAACAGCCGAAAGGCGACTACATCACCGGCCTGAAAATCGGTTCGGTGGACACGCTCGCCCCCGGTGCACAGGCAAGCGCGTCGCTTACGGGCGCCGGCAGCGACAAAACCTTGAATTTGGGGCTTCCGAAAGGCGACCAGGGTCCGCAAGGGGAGAAGGGCGACAAGGGCGACGCAGGACCACAGGGGGCCACCGGAGCGACCGGACCCACCGGTCCTCGGGGAGAGAAAGGAGCGACCGGGGAGCGAGGACCGCAAGGCGTCGCCGGTCCCGAAGGCCCGCAGGGACTGCAGGGGATACGCGGCGAGAAAGGCGATAAGGGTGATGCCGGCGCGATCGGCGCGGCGGGACCGCAAGGCCCGACGGGTTCCACAGGTCCGCAGGGTCCCACGGGTCCACAGGGAGCGACCGGCCCCCAGGGCAGACAAGGCATCCAAGGTTCCCAAGGCATCCAGGGCCCGCAAGGGGAGAAGGGTGACAAGGGCGACAGCGGCGTATCCGCCCCCTCGAACGGCTTCTTCACGCTCAGCATGGAAGGCGACGGCGACCTGTACGTGAACTATCCGGACAACACGAACCCACCCTCGTTCGTCTGGGACTCCGAGAGCGGGAACCTGTACGTGGACATCCCGGAAAGGTGACACATGGCGCGACTATTGATCGGCAACATCAAAGGCCCCAAAGGCGACAAGGGCGATACCGGGGCCACCGGCCCGCAAGGCAAGCAAGGAGCGCAGGGCGTTCAGGGAGCTGAAGGCGACGTCGGCCTTCCGGCGCTCGTGATGAAGAAATCCCTCGTCGGCGAATATCCGGTGGGATCCACTTTCACGGGGAACGTGAGCGAATGGTTGAACCGAACACCACTCGCCAACGAATATTCGACCGCATTGTCAGGTGGCGGAAAATACAGCATCGTCTGGCAGTGCGTTTCACAGTCCGGCAGCCTATTCACGGGAAAGACGATTTCCCGTGAATCCATCATCGGTGCGCAAGGCCCCAAAGGAGCCACTGGAGCCGCCGGGCCTACTGGTCCGCAAGGCCCTGAAGGTCTGAAGGGTGACAAGGGAGACAAAGGGGATATCGGGCCGGCCGGGCCAGCAGGTCCCACCGGGCCTACTGGTCCTACCGGTCCCATTGGCCCCACCGGTCCCATTGGAGCTACCGGGGCCACCGGCCCGCAAGGCAAGCAAGGAGCGCAGGGCGTTCAGGGACTGCAGGGTCCACAGGGGCCGTCCGGTCCGCAGGGCGCCAGCGGCGTGACGGCACCTGCATCAGGATTCTTCACGCTCCAGGTCGATCCGAACGGAGACCTGTACGCCGTATACGCGGACACGGCCACCGTGTTAGAGGCTCCCGTCTCCTACGATCCGACGACGGGCGACCTGTACTACACGATCAACGACGGAAAATAAGGAGCACACATGACGAAGATTCTGCTCGGCAATGTCAAAGGCCCCAAGGGCGACACCGGACCGCAAGGCAAGCAGGGAGTGCAAGGACCGCAAGGCCCGACCGGGGCCACCGGAGCGACCGGCGCCACCGGGGCGAAGGGTCCAACGGGAGCCACTGGGCCACGAGGACTGAGCCTACGGAAATTCAATGGCGACATCAACGGTTCGGGTGATGGCGGAGAAGTGAGAAAAATTGCCCTATCTGGTATTCAGCCAAATGGAAACCTGCAGGTCGGAGACACCATTTTTGACCAATATCAAGTCACAGATGGTCTTGAACTTGGGTTCTGGCAGGTCACCGCCATCAACGGTAGCGATGTGACTGTCAAAGGCGTCGGTAGCTACGTCGTGCACAAAGGGCCGAAGGGTGACAAGGGAGACAACGGCATGAGCGTGAGCCAGGCATTCATCGCCGCCCACCCCGTGGGCTCCCTTTACTGGACCACTTCCACGGCCAATCCGGGAACAACCTACGGAGGCACTTGGAAGGAATGCGGCACGACGCTTCCGGGACACATCTACCAGCGCACAGCCTGAAAGAGAAAGGAACATCAATGGCACGAACCACGAACATCACCAGATACACCTGCGACCGATGCCACGCCTCCGCATACCTCGCCGACGGTGACCCACGCACCTCCAGCGACTGGCACGACATCACCCACACCACCGTCGACGGAGTCGCACAGGGCGCGCTCGTCTGTACCGCATGCTGGCAGACGTTCAAAGCGCTGGCAGCCACGCAGGACGCCGCCTACGCCGCATACCTCAACAACACAACAGATAGGAAGGAATGACCATGACCATGAATCTCATCACCGGCAAGGCCGGCGCTCCGCACATCACATCCAGCGACCAAGGAGCCATGCAGGCCGGACTGGTCGGAAACGGCAACTACCTGCTGCAAGGCGGCGACGGCAAATTCCCCGCCGTGACCATGCAGTCAGCAAACAAGGCGCTCGTCCCGGTCCTCAACCTTGTGATCGAAGGACGATACGCACGCGTCACCGCGGCGGAAACCGTCACCATCGAAAGCGGAGTCACAGGACGGAACCGCAACGACCTAATCTGCGTGAAATACACGCGAGACTCGAACAACATCGAAACGATCGCGCTCGCGGTGCTGAAGGGCACCGCCACCAGTGGCACGGCGGCTGACCCCACGGTACCGTCGGGTAGTATCCTGAACAATTCCGGCACCGTATGGATTCCGATCGCCCGCATTCCAATCAGTGGCATCACCGCCGGAACTCCTGTCATGCTTGTCAAGCAGTTGCCTCCGATGAGCCAGCTGTGGGATTCCGTAACCCAGCCATGGAAACCTCCATACACGAACAGCAGACTCACTCTATGTCGCGTCGGACGCATCGTCACGATCAACGGCAACGTCAAGTTCGACGGCAGTGGACAGCAGAACTACTCGACGGCGGTTGAGACCATCCCAGAAGCGTTCCGCCCGCTCGCCGACCAGACCATCATATCGTTCCCGTCCTGCGGTTTCAGCCTGCTTGTCATGCGTGATGGGAAGGTGCAGATGCTTGGCGATCCGAAATCCGCTTACTCCACGGCGCACGGCTGTTGGATGGCACTGCAATAGCTTTCCGTAACCCAGACTTTGATTAAATCGCAGTATGGCACCGTGACCGGCGTGAAGTCTGGCAAGATCGCGCAGATTAGCATCAACTGGAAAAGCGCGAGCACTGACTCGTGGGGCAGTGGACAGTTCGGTACAATTCCGGAGGGTTGGAGGCCTGCGGTCGTCACGCATGGTACGTGGTCGGGGCGTGATGGTGGCAGCCAGCGTGATTTCATTCTGGAAACGAATGGCAATTTCCGTTATGCCAATCGTGGCGCGGGGCAGGACAGCGGCACGTTCTCCGGGACGATGACCTACATTCTCGCCTGAATAGCTTTCCGTAACCCTTTCCGCGCCGAACACGAACTGGAAAGTGGATTACCGCACCGCCTTGGTCGGCAGGATGCTTCTAGTCGCATTCCACGCCAATCGCCTCAACACCGATTGGAACGCGGCGAAAGAGTGGGAGGTGTCACAGATTCTCAAACTCCCAGCCGGTTTGGAGGCGGCGTTCGAGGTACATTGCGCCGCAATATCCAATTCGAGCATCGGATTGCATGGCGTCGAAGTGCAGGTGGCGCAGCACACCATCGCCTTGCGTTCCTCGGGAAAGATGACAGTAATCGCAAACGGGGGATGGGTCGAAGGCTGTATCACGGTGCCACTTGTCTAGGAGAACGTCACTCCACTAGGAATCGGCATGGAAAAACGCTGCATCAGAATGTTCTCCCTGCCAATTCCGCCAAGTAACGTAATACTGCCATCCGGATTCCAATTCGCTTGCTTGTTGTAGCGCGGATCCGCAAGACTTGATCCAACACATCCCAGTCCAATTGTGGCCGATGGACGTATCCCTGACTGATATAACCAGACACGGTAGTTCGAGATTTCGACGGTTGATTTGAAAGAGCTCAAATCGACATACAGCATGTTGCCCTTGACGGTAATCGTGTTGGATCCACCATATAGGGCGCCAACAAACGATCCTGTGTCCTGAAACTTAAAGGTAGCAGTGAGGGCTACGGAAAGCTAGAAATCATGGGATTGGGAAACAAAGCGTGCCGACGCAATCCTGATTGCTGCCAGCGTTTCCCATGTTCGCCACTCGGATAGTTCCATCAGCTCTGGCCGTGAGGCTTCGCGCCGTTTGCCCATTTGATACAAGGCAGACAGTCGACAAGTCAACGATGGGACGATAGTAGGACGCGAGCTTTACCGGACATTCAACAGCATCCCAACTGCCCGAACCGATTTTCCCACTGAACTTGATCAAAATCATCCTGCCGTTACGCATGATGATCCAATTGGAATCCTGGTACAGGGTTACGGAATGCTATTAAAAATGGATTTCCACGATTCCACCTGTGACAGTAATTTCAGGACCAACGAGCAGATTGACCGTCCCATCCGGTGCAATCGATACTTGGACCGAACGCTGCAGGTATGACGGGTGGATGAATGGAATCGCCACTGTCGTTCCGGACGACAGTGTGGCTCTGCCATTCAAGGACTTGATCGCATTCGGGTTAGACACTCTACCGATTGGGTATATTCCGCCATTACTGTTGCCGTTGCCGTTGCCAAATGGGAGGGTTACGGAAAGCTACGCGGCTCCGATGATGAGTCTTTCCCATGCCCGCTGCAGACTTCTCAGCACGGACAAATCGGGGCGGAGATAGTAGCGGGCGGTTGTCTTGATGTCGCTGTGACCGAGTTGTCGTGCGACCACTGAGATATCGGCTCCCGCAGCGATTGCCAGAGTGCCGAAGGTGTGCCTGAGGTTCCTTGGCGGCACGCAGGGGAGTTTCATGCGTTGGCACCATGACGTGTAATGAGCTGCCACCTGGTTGGCGTTCAGATCGCCGACCAGCCTGCCGGTTCTGCCGTGGCGCAATTGCGCGAGCCGTTTGACTGCGAACCGTGGTAGTGCGACCGTCCGTCGGCTCTGGTCGGTCTTCGGGTCGGTGACCGTTTCATGTCCAGCGACCCATTGCACTGACCTTTTGACGATCACGGTTCCCCGGCGTAAATCCAAGTCGGCCCATTCAATGCCGACGGACTCGCATCGGCGCAGTCCCGCGCAGACGGAGACCAATAACCAGGCTTCCAACGCGTGACCGTAGAAGCCTTTGAGCAGCCGTCTTACCTGTCTGGCGTCGAGCACGCGCGGCTCATACCGCCGCAGGTGCGGCAGTCTGATTTCACGACGTGTCACGTCATTGTCGGTGACTCCCTTGCGATAGGCGAGTCGGAGTATCGCCCGCAGCACGGCCCACGCCTTGCGCGCGGCGCCGGCCTGATTGAACGAGCCGAGCCACTCCTCGATGTCGTTCGCGGTGATCGACTCCATGTCGACGCCAGCCCATTTCGGCTGGATGTGGCAGCGGTAGGCCGACTCGTAGCCCACCCTCGTGCACTCGCGAAGCTTCCCGCAGGAGGGCCACCAGACCTCATCCACAAACGTTCCCAACAACATTTCAACCTCCAAAATCCCACACGTAGTTATCGCAGCTTCCAACGGTAGCCACGTGTGGGATTTTCCTTTCGGAAGGATTCCCAATGAGCCAGGAAACCATCGTCGCAATCGTTATCGCCATCATCGGCAGCGGAGGCAGCGGCGTGTTCGTCACCTGGATTCTGAGCAAGGTCGACCAACGTCACGATCCACTGCATGAGGGCGTCAGGGAACTGTTGTTCTGCAAACTCGAGGCTCTGCACCGTCAGATGGTCGATGCAGGTGGTGTTGCGAGCATTCCGTTGAAGCAAAGCGCGGAACGAATATATGCCGCTTACCACGGTCTGGGCGGCAATGGAACCGGAACCTCGATGATCCAAGACATACGTGACGCGCATATCGCGAACACAGATTGAAAGATTCAAAAGATTTCCACACCGTCCGTACAAGGCGGACGGTACGGACAAAGGAAAGGAGAGGAATTGAACATCCTCAACAAAGGCAAACCGAAACACAAGCACATGAATCCACGCCGACAATGGCGCAAGCTACTGACCGCGCTCGCCGTCGCAGCCTCCATGGCTGTCGCGCCGGCCGCGATGGCCGACATGAACGGATACGACATCTCGAACTGGCAGTGCGGCATCAACACCGCGACCGTGCCGGCAGATTTCGTCATCGTCGGCACCACATGGGGATCCGGCGGCGTGTACGGTGGTTGCCTGTCCAACGGCGTCAACACCGACGCGAACCGACAACTCGCCGGAGCCATCAACAGTGGTAAGGAGACCGGCATCTACCATTACGCGCGCGGAGGCAACCCGGAGACCGAAGCCCGGTTCTTCGTCGACAATGTGCGCGGATACGTGCACAAGAGCGTCCTGATCCTCGACTGGGAGGCGCAGGACAACGCCGCCTGGGGCGACAAGCAGTGGCCACGCAGGTGGGCCCGCGAGGTCAAGCGACTGACGGGCGTGAACCCCATCATCTACACGATGGACTCCGGCTACTGGCAGGTCGCCGGCATGGAGACGGAGCTGAACTGCGGCATCTGGATCGCACAGTACGCGACGAACCTCGTCACCGGCTACCAGACCGCCCCGTGGAACATCGGAGCGCGCGGCGAGGTGATGAGGCAGTACACGTCCAACGGCAGTCTCAGCGGCTGGTCAGGACGCCTCGACCTTAACAAGTTCCGCGGCGACCGCACGGCATGGCGCAAGTACGCGAACCCTGACGACAAGGGCGCGGCGGATCTGCCGAGTGTCAAGCCAAAACCTCAGCCCACGACCGCTCCGGCGGTCGACCTGAACGCTTTGGCCACGCGCACCATCCGCGGCGATTTCGGCAATGATCCGGCCCGCAGGCAGGCGTTGGGTGGCAATTACGCGGCGGTCATGCAGATCGTCAACAGTCGCCTCGGCGGAGGTTCCGGCGGAACGGCCGCCACGGGTTCGCGTAGCGTCGTGGTCCGTTCCGGTGACACCATGAGTGCTATCGCCGCGAGGACCGGACTCCAGCCGGTGTCCGCCTGGCGTGTGCCGAGCGGTGACATCAACAGGATTTATCCGGGACAGATCGTCACCTATGGCGGCACGTCCGTGTCCACCGCTTCGAGCGGGGGCGGAGGCCATGTGGTCCGTTCCGGCGAAAGCCTTTGGAGCATCTACGGCTCCGGCTGGCAGTCGGCTGCCGCACGCAATGGCATCCGCAGCCCATACGTTATCTATCCCGGACAGTACCTGCGCTGAAACTCCCGTCTCCACGACTTTAAGCGTTGTGGAGACGGTTGCCGCAATGTTTAAAGAGGTGAAAAATGGATGAATCCAATAGCCCGCAATCCGATTACCTGCTGCCGGGCAGGGTATACGACATACTCAAGTGGCTCGCGTTGATCGCTTTGCCGGCCGTCGCATGGCTCGTCGGAGCGGTCGGCCCGCAATGGGGACTGCCGCACTGCGGCGAACTCGTTACGACCATCAACGCGATCGGTTTGTTCGTCGGCGCGCTCATCGGCGTGAGCCAGCTCACGTCTGTCAAGGCCGACGAGGACGGCCAGTGA